TTGCTTTATCATTATCTGTCCAATCTGCTCAAGTTCCTCAGTGCTAATAAGGGCAAACATAAGATCAGCAGTAGCAGGGAGACCAAAGGACTCAGAAGTGTCAGTAAGGTCAACATCAGAGCTACCAAAACCAGAACGAGTGGTCTGGGTGGCAGATACGATAGGGACCTGGGCTTCTCCAGCCAACCCTCTAAGCTCCTCTGCAATAGATTTAATATAGCTATATGAATTGACAGACATCCCTGACTTATAACGGGAGGAAGCACATATATTAAGGTAATCAATGAAAATAATATCAGGTCTAAATGACTTCTTAAGTGCAAGTTCACTAAGAAGTGCTTTAAAATGTCCACTATGTGCAGATGCTGTAGGGTATTCTTTAATTATAAGTGTGCCCTGAGTTTTTGCTGCCAACTTAGTTACTTTGTTCTCAAACGTTGACTTAGGCAAATCTACAATATTCTGAATAGCAACATCTAATAAATTCGCGTCAATTCGTTCAGCAATTTTCTCTTCTGCCATCTCCATTGTAATATAGAGTACGTTTTTCCCTTGGAGCAACACGGAGCTAGCAACATGGCACATGAATAAAGATTTCCCGACACCTGTACCAGCAAGCGCGATAGTAAGAGTCTTATTAGATATACCCCCGCTCGTAATCTTGTTAAGGTATTCGAGATCAAACGAAACCTTCTCTTCCTTCCTGTGGTAGTACTCATATCTTTCTTGATAGTTTTCTAAGTAGTCATGTCCAATGTTGTTGTCAAAAGAAACTGCCAGTGCATCAGAAAGAATAGAAGGAATCGCATCCCTACTTTTCTTCTCATCGTTCCCATCCGCAATATGAATAGATTCCATCAGTGCAAGATAAATTGCACGATCACGACACCAATTTTCAGTAGTGTCTAACAACCATTCATTATCTACTGGAAGATCTGTAAACGAATTGCAGATGTCTCTGGTCTCTTTAATCTCACTCTCGTTTAGATCTGACCGATTCTCAACCTCAATATTTAGTGCTTCTAGTGTAATGGCAGAACCATACTTCACAATGAACTGAGTAATCTCCTCAAAGATTACTTTTTCACTTCTTTGCTCAAAATATGTTGGTTCTATAAATGGAATGACTTTGCGAGAATAGTTTTCGTTGCATATTAAGTTTCTGAGAATTGTGGTCTCAATCCGTTCCATAAGAGAATTCTTTCTTCGCGGCAGCATCAAGTTGCTGCATTACTTCTTCTGTAAAATAAACTTCCGGTTCTTTTAGAATTGCCTTTGCATATACTTTTTTGGTCTCCCCATTGACAGTCATCTCATAACGACCGGCAACATTCTTCCACATTCCTGCAAGTTCACCTAACTCAAGCAATCCATAATACTTATCAAGACCACGACGATCATAAAATAAACGAATAGTTACATCCTTATTTTCCTTACTCAATCGTGACTTGATAGTTTTTGCCTTAATAAGGTTTCCAACAACTGATGTTCCCTCTTTTTCTTTTGACTTTGAGAGAAAAATGACTGAGGAAGATGCGTAAAATAATCCCGATCCTCCACCCATTTTCTTTGCTTCGTATAAAGACATTGAGTCGTAAACATGATTAGTTACAATGAAAGGTATCTTTGCTTGTCCCATTTTAAGAGTCAACATTCTAAAAGCACCTTTGATTAATTGTGCCTTTGTCATATCTCTAGTAGTTTTTTCTGCTAGAGTATCTTCAATCTCCTTATTGGTTGAAAGATTACCTAGAGAGTCTAACACAAACATACAAGGTTTACGTTCTTCTTCGGGTTTTTTCTGATACATATCAACTGCCCTGAGTGCCTTACTACGAAACTCTTCGATAGTCACTACATTAACAACGACAAGACGATTAAGGTCGATTTCACGACTCTCTAAGAGTGACTTAGTGATAGCTGCCTCAGTATCAAAATACAAGCAATATCCATCAGGATTAGAGTCCAGAAAATTCTTAACCACTGCGAGTGAGAAAAAAGTTTTTCCTGTAGAACTTTCACCAGCAATTGCAGTGATTTTATTACCAGAAACACCCCCACGGATAGAGCCAGATACAAGAGCATTAAAGATGAACGAACCAGTGTCAACGTATGTTTCAGTTTCGTCAATATCTGCTGCCAGTTTGGTAAAGTCATCTCCGATTTCTTTTACTATGTCTTTTAAAAAATCCATTAAACAAAAAATGATTCAAGGTTTACTTTTTTTTCTGTGCTCCACCCAATAACATCAAGTATAGATTTAATTGGTGACAGAAAACTTTTCTCAAATTGTACTTCATAATCTATGTACTTGTCAAGACCCAATTCATGAGGAAAATCCTGAATGAAAGCAATTACATTCTCTTGAATAATATTAGGTTCCTTTAAATAAATATATTTAATTTTTTCACCGTTATTAATAAGTGAGTATTTATTATCAAGTTTCTTCTCCTTAATATAATGATTAAACAAAAGTGATCCACGAGCCTGAATAGAAATACCTTTACCTTTAATATAAATGTTTGTGTGTGAATGCCACTTACGAACATCACTCACGGAACGAGGAAAGGCAATGTTTTCAGGAGGAAATTTTTTAAACTCCTTGTGAAATTTATCTATGAATTTAATTACATCATCTTCTGATCCGTTCATTATTATCTTCAAAGTATCTTTAATCATTTGACGACAAGGTGCTGGTGTTGAAGATTTAATTGCTTCAATACCCATAATTTTGAGTTTAGGTTCAGAATATTGAACACCTTCACTATTCCAGACATTGAGTACGTATTTCTTCTTAGCAGTCCAAATACCACGTTCTGCAATATTCTCACGTTTCATATTCATTTTTTGTTCATAAGAATTAACGTAATTAGCAAGTTCCGTGTAAGACTGTCCAATAAACGGTTCTAACTTTTCGTGACATATTTTATCCAGTATCTGAACAACTTTTATTTTATCATCAGATTTATTCCCAAAAAATTTATCAACAAGAGGTCCCATATTAAGATAAATTGAATCAGTATCAGATGCAATAACATAATCAACTTTTTCAGTTTGAAGAATTTTATTTAGATATTCATTCATCTTGTTTTCAATCCAACGAATAGAAACCTGACCAGAAAGAGTAATGGCTTCAGCATTTACCAGTTTATAGTAACGGAAATATTGTGACCCAATAGCACCATAAGCAGAGTTAAGTTGAATTTTTCGTGCCATTTGAATGTTATCACATCTTGCTATCTCTTTTTCTAGAGTTTTAGATGGTTTTTTTTCGTATTCTTGTTTAGCAACAATCATTTTCTTTTTGAAGATTGTTCTTTCCTTATACATCTTATCCATCAGTTCTGGCAAAAAACCACGAACATCTTTACGATACATGGCACCATTAGCACACACTGCACTGTCCTTATACAGATTAAAGGTCAGTTCTTGGTTAAGTATCTTATCCACTGTAACTGATGGGTGCCTAGTCTCTCGGAGTGTCTCTGGAGAGATGTTGTACTGCATAATAAGGTGAGGGTAAAGAGAGTTTAAGTCAAAGTTGACAACCCAATCATACTTTCCCGGAATCGGTTCTTTTACATAAGCACCTTCAAACTTCTTATTTTTATCGGAATTAACTTTAGGTGGGATTACAATATTTTTCTTTTTGAGATAATTGTATATAATTGTGTCCCACATCGAAACCTGTGAAAAAATATCAGAATAGTTTGCTTTAGCATCATACGCCATCGTAATAGCAAGTTCAATCAGTTTCATCTTATCTTCCATACGGTCAACAAGTTCCACGTCAATGATATTATATTCTACAAATTTTTGCCACCCATTAGTATAGAAGTCTTTGAAAGTATCAAACTCTGAATGGTCAAGTTTCTTTTGTCCTAATTCTTGCTGTGCGATATAATCTAATCGAAAACTTTCTTGATTAGGTGTACCAGGTGACCACTTATAAAGTCGCATGTAATCAAGTTGAGAAACACCCCCTATATCATAAGTAATGCAACGATTATTAAACTTATCAATATTTTCCCTAAGAGTCACAAGACCCCAAGGAGAAAGTCTTTTCATCAACTTTTCTCCAAGAATGCGGTCGATACGTCTTACGAGATATGGAATATCATACATTTCACTATTCCAACCTGTCAAAACCTCAGGAGTGTTCTCTTCAACCATCCACCAATCAATAAAAGAATTCAACAACTCACGTTCGGTTCGGAAACTTTTATAGATGACATTCTCTTTTTTATTATCAAAAGGTCCTTGACCCCAGGTACGAATCTGTTTAGTAGTGTAATCCTGCACCGTAATAAGAAGAACTTCTTCAGCAGCAGACTCTACATCAGGGAATCCATTCTCAGTTTTTACCTCAATATCAATCGTTGCGATTTTAATTTTATTAGTGTCAAACTTAATTTCTTCCGCAGGATACTTCTCCGAAATATACTGATATATGTATTTGCTATTACCATAGATCTTAAAGTTTGTTACACCATCATATTTCTTGATAAAGTCTCTACACTCACGAATACCACCGGGTTGTATAGATTCTACATAATCACCTTCTAATGTTTTGTATTCTGTTTTTTTATTTGATTTAGAAGGAACAAAGAGAGTTGGATAAAACTTTTCTCTTGTGGCAAAGTGCCTTCCATTCTCATATCCACGCACAAGGACATTATCTCCAACTACTTGTACGTTTGTGTAGAACCGCATCAGTTAATTTTTTCTAAGTAGTTTTTAAGCAAGTCTGGATTTGGATCAGCAAGAGTCAGAATCTTATCTGACGAAATCATATACTTATTATCAGAAGTATAATCCATCAACCATGAAGAAAGTGTAAGGCTTGATTGGTTTAATAAAAATGGTTCAATCAATCTACAATCAGGTTCTCCGAGTTCTGTTGATGGTGCTTCAATCTGACTGATCAGAATCTGATTGTTCATCAGTAGAATTACTTTGATCGTCTTGTCCATTAATCATTTTCTAGTTTCAGTTATTATAGCATAAAAAAAGAGGGGTTACAACTGGATTTGGCCAGTTCCCCCTCCGTCTGCGACGACGATATTTTTGAGAAAATATTCATAATATATTTAGCACTTTGAATTCCATGGTTCAGGACGTATTAGGACAGAACAGGGTACAGTACTCCCCAACTAAAAAGAGATGTTACTGTACCAAAAAATATGGTAGTCATGGTGAAGTTCATAATGGTCTCCATCAGATTACATAATTATATAGATTATACTGTATCACTATGATACACTTCTGTATCAACCGCAGCAAAAATTAGTTAGGGTATCAAAACCAGATCTTCTTTTGATGATGTTCGGGTACAATTCTTCCTAGAACAATACTTAGTAACCCATCCTCAAATTCAACTGATCTAACTTCCGTGTCCTCTGCCAGTGTCCAAGATCTGGTGAAAGATCGTTGAGCCATTCCTCTGTGGACATAAGTCGTTTCTGATTCGGTATCCTCTTTCTGTCCTTCGACAAAGAGTTTTCCGTCTTGTGTGTAGACATCTACTTCTGCTTTTCTAAATCCTGCAAGTGCAAGTTCTAGTCTTGATTCTACTGCGCTGACCGTGACTAGATTAAATGGTGGATAATTCTTCGTTGTTTCGTGGAGATTAAACAACCTATCGAAGTATTCATCCATTCCTATGCTATTCCTATTTATGCGTTCCATCAGCGCAGGTAGGTCCGCAGCAGTGTATCGTGCAAGGTTTCCCATGATTGTAGCTCCTTTAAAAGCGAGTTTGTGTTTTGTGGACCCCGAAGGCATCCATCATTATTTATAACAAAGCATAAAAAAAACGGAGTGTTGAACTCCGTAGATTTTTATTCGGTT